TAGATCAGAAAGCGAAAACCCCTAGAGTGGATAAGCTCTAAGGGTTGTCTAAAACTGGTGTTTGCCCCACCGTTCTGTGAAAGATTATACCATCTTAGGACTTCTTGGCAAATATCAGGATGCGAAAGGTGATATGTCGAGTTAAATACTTCACTCACACCTGAAAAAAGAGATTCAGTTATGCGTTCCAAGAAGCTGTGGATTGATGTTAGATTAAGAAGGTTTATATTGGTAACCACCTTGAACCGATAAAGAAAATCTAGCGCAGAGTTACAGAAGGCTGAGTACGGATCATACCGTAGCAATGAACTCTGACTTGTTTGACTATGATTGAAACAAGCACGGATGATACTGCGATGCGCTTTATACCGATGAGAATCTCTAACTTAGATTAACGTCTAGGTTGGGGATTACTTGCACGAAACTCTCAGCTCCACAGCATTACCCGATAAGTTAAAGATCAAAAGACTCAAGAAAAAAAAAGAGCGTTTAGCTCGACAAAGAGCGAAGCGATGCGTCAGTAGTAAGTCACTCGCTGAAAGCGAAATACTTAGAAACCAATTCACCACAATGTACCAATATTGATATAATCTCATTATTCTATTAAGTTTTTTTTATTATGTCTAAGATTATTTATTATGAATCCATACCAAAAGAACTGGAAAGATTAAACATCACACAAAAAGAGGCAGCTAAGATGTTAGGAATGTCTTTGAGTGGTTTTACTTCTAGAATTCAAGCTGACAAATCTATTACACATTGGATGATCTATGGTTTATCTAACTATTTAGATCCTGCCAAGCCTAGAAAACGGATAAAAAAACATGCCAAAAAAAATTGATCACACCGAAAGAAAAAAATTAATTAAATCTATTAGAGATATTATTGGTACGATTGAAGCTATTGAAGATCATGAAATGAAAAACAATCTTTGCCATCAAATAATAGCTATGTGTGATCAGATGAAGTTTCAGTTAATTATGGATATGCAAAAAGCTGATGAACTATGAAGAAGATGTAATTCAGAAAGCTATCTGTAAGTACCTTGATATGCGTAACGTATGCTATTGGGCAGTACCTAATGGTGGCGCTAGATCAAAAATTGAAGGCGCAAAACTAAAAGCTACAGGAACTAAGAGTGGTGTGCCTGATCTAACTGTTGTCTATGATGGATTGTATTGGGGATTAGAAGTTAAAAGACCAGCCAATGCTAAACATCCTAAAGGTTACTTGACTAAATCACAAAAAGATATGCATGAAAAGATTAGAAACGCAGGAGGATCAGTCACAACTGTCTATAGTGTTGCTGATGTTATCTTATGGTTAAACACAGAAGTAATGTATGAGCGCAAATTTCCAACTGAAGAATGAAACAAATACACGAGATATTTCCTACACCTTTGTACGAAACAAAATTAGATTTAGATTTAAAAAAAATGCAAAACTATTGTAAAGAAATACATACACAGAAAAATCATAGAAATAGAAAAGTTAGCAATCAAGGTGGATTTCAAACAGAACTTTCTGTAGATGATAAAAACATTGCAAATTTAATAGAACAAATTGAACAACACGCTAATACATTTGCACAAAACATATTAAATAATCTAAATCAAAAAATAGTGAATATATGGCTGAATGTTAATGGCTATAAAAACTCTAATTTGTCGCATTCACATCCAGGTGCTGATATAAGTGGTTGTTATTATGTTAGATCACCAAATAATTGTGGCAACATTGTGTTCGAACATCCATGTCTAGATGTTATTGCACAATATCAAGCTAAACAATCTATTAACAAACAAACAACTTGGTCAGAATACAATGCACAAAACTGGTTTTTTAAACCAAAAGAAAACACTATGTATTTGTTTCCTTCTTGGTTGAAACATTACGTTGATCCAAATGAAAATGAAACAGGTGAAAATAGAATATCAATAGCATTTAATTTACATCATGAAAATAATTGAAAACGCATTAGCACCTCTCGTATTTGAAGAAATGCAAGAGTACATATTAGGATGTGAAATACCGTGGTATCACCATAATTCTGTGACATATCCTAAAGAAAAACCAGTTTACAATAAAGATCATGATCCAAAAATAATAGAACAGACAAAAAAAATGATTGCAAAAGGGTTAAGTGAACACCAAGTTAACTATAATTATTTTTCGACACACATGGTTTATCATTCAGACCGTATCTACAGCGATGTAGCATTTGCTAAATTACAACCATTGATAGAATTAATTAATGCTAAAGCGTTAATAAGAATAAAGATTAACAGTTATCCACAAACACCTTTTATTGTGCATCACCAAGATCATGTAGATGGTAACTATGAACATAAAGGTGCATTGTTTTATGTGAATACAAACGATGGGTTAACAGTTATGGAAAACAATACAGAAGTGACAAGTGTAGAAAACAAATTAGTGTTGTTTGATTCAAGCAGAATGCATCACAGCACAACAACATCAAACACACATAGAAGAATAACAATTAATATAAATTATTTTTAATGAAACAGAATGCTATAACACGAAGTGCTAGAGGTCAGGCTTGTACGCTTAAACTTGATGATTGCCTAAATGATAACGGAGCTACAACTGTTTTCGCACACAAAGGTGGCGCAGGTATGGGTGAGAAAGCTAAAGATGAAAATGGTCGTGATGTAGGAGCTTATTTATGCAGATACTGCCATGATGTTGTTGACGGTAGAATACAGCACCCTTACTTTAAACCTTATTTTATACAGGAAATGTTTGATCACGCTATAGCAAGAACAGAACGAATTTTAAAAAAGAAGGGTTTGAAATGATTGATGTATTGTTCGGAGATGTCCTATATAGCAACAAACTCAACCTAGACACACAAGACGTAGTAAATAAAATGTGTGAGCCTAGAAAAGCAGATGTCAATAAATGGAAAAACAAACCACCTAGCGATGCTTCATTGTATGTGTTAGAAGAACAAGAACACAAACATTTAAAAAAAATTATTAATTCAGAGATATGTGAGTATGCAAACAACATAATGAAATACGATGCAGAATTTCAGATCACAACCTCTTGGTTTACAGAAGTTGACACTAAAGAACGTGGTGAGTATCACAGACATACAAACAGTTTTTTAAGTGGTGTGCTTTATTTGAACGTAAATGATAGTAGTGGCAACATCACATTTGAAGATTTTCAAGATCAAATAAGTGTGCCATGTACAGAGTACAACAAACTTAACTGTAAAACATACACAGTACAACCTGAAAATAATCTGTTGTTATTGTTTCCTAGTAAGTTATGGCATGTTGTAGGTTACAATGATAGTAACAAAATAAGAAACTCATTAGCTTTTAATGTCATGCCAGTTGGTACAGTTGGGTTACCTTCAGCAGACAGTCACATGAGGATAAAGTTAATATGAACATTGCATTAAGGAGATTATTTATTATGAGTGAGTCATTACAAAGAATATTGAAACGTGATAAGCCTAAAGCAGATATTGTAGAGAACATGACACGTAGCTTTTTTAAACAAAGTGATACAGAAGAAGCTGTGATTACTATAAAGCCTAACAAGATGACTAGAACACAAAGTCAGAATAGATTGTATTGGATGATTATCGAACAGATACGTAAAGAAACTTTTAACAGTAAAGATGCAATCCATGATCATTGTAGAGAGGAGTTTCTAGATAGATCAACAGAGATTGTTTGCAATAAAGAACGAACTGTCTTAAAATCTACTACAGAGCTTAACACTAAAGATATGGGCGAATACATAGATGATGTGATTGTCTTTGCTGAAACTGATCTTGGTATAAAGTTACAACTACCTGATGATTGGAGGGATTTAATAGGCTAGGACATTTATAATTTTCCGTACTATGTTTGGTGCTTCAAATTTTAGACGTGTTGATGAGAGTGTCCTAACTTATTAGAGGATAGATATGAGAAAGAAAAAACGTGGACTTTACGACAATATACATGCGAAACGTAAAAGGATAGAGCAAGGTAGTGGTGAAACAATGCGAAGGAAAGGTAACAGCAAAAGACCATCTGCTATGAATTTTAGACGTGCGGCAATGACTGCTAAGAACAGAGGTATCTAATGGGTAGACCAGTTAAATCAGGAGATAATCCAAGACGAGCCGCTTTCTTACAACGTATGGGTAAGATGAGAGGAGCTGAATATAAAGATGGTGAGGCAACTCCATTACTAAAAAGTCTTAGAGCATGGGGAGCATCCAGTAAAGCTGATGCAGTTGCTAAAGGTAAAGCAATTAGTAAAAGGAATGCAGCTAAGAAAAGAAAAAATAGGAAAGCATAATGGCTAGACCTACTAAGTGGAGCAAGGAGTTAGAAGCTCAAGCCTACGAGTACATAAAAGACTATGAGGTGCATGGACATATGATCCCAAGCATCGAGGGTTTGGCTATGGTTTTAGACCTTCACAGAGATACTTTATACGATTGGGCGAAGGATGAAAACAAGGAGTTTTCCGACATATTAGGAAAGTTACTACAAGCTCAGAACTTTTGGCTCATACAAAATGGCTTAAACAACACCTTTAATTCAGCTATTACTAAGTTAGTTTTAGGTAAGCATGGATACCATGACAAGATGGATCAAGACATCACTACTAAGGGTGAAGCTATGCCAACTACTATTGAGTTAGTAGCTAAGAAGTGAAGGCAGAGATAGAACTACCACCGAAGCTCGTACCAATCTTTGAAGGTCAAGCAAGGTATCGTATAGCTTATGGCGGGCGCGGCAGTGGAAAAACACGCTCGTTTGCGCTGATGACAGCAATCAAAGGTTATCAATGGGGCAACTCAGTACCACCAATTAAAGGTCAAATACTATGTGGTCGTGAGTTTATGAACTCTCTGAACGATTCTTCACTTGAGGAGATCAAGTCAGCTATTGCATCAGTACCGTGGTTAGCTGAATATTACGAAGTTGGTGACAAATTCATAAGATCACGTGATGGTAACATAACTTATACATTTGCAGGACTACGTAGATCACTAGAGTCAATTAAATCAAAAGCTAGAATATTGTTAGCGTGGGTTGATGAAGCAGAACAGGTGAGTGCAAAAGCGTGGAACTTGTTAATACCATCAGTACGTGAAGTAGATAGTGAAGTGTGGATTACGTACAACCCTGAGTCAAAGTACAGCGCAACACATGAACGCTTCAGAGAGAATCCTCCTAGTGATGCTAAGTTGGTGCAACTGAACTACACCGATAATCCCTGGTTCCCGGACGTCTTGGAGCAAACTAGATTAGAAGATAAAGAAAAAAGACCTGACCAATATGAACACATTTGGCTCGGAGCGTTCCAAATTTTTCAGGAGGGAAGTTATTATAAGTCCGAAATGCGTAGAGCAAGAGATGAAAATCGTATAACAAAAGTAGCTTATGATCGTGGCAAAGGTGTTGTTGTTAGCTTTGATTTAGGTGTTGGTGATAGCACAGCAATATGGTTCGCACAGTTTATAGGAACAGAAGTACACCTAATAGATTACTATGAAGCATCAGGAGAAGGGTTAGAGCATTATGTAAAAGTCTTGCAAGACAAAGGTTATGTGTACGAGCAATACATATTCCCACATGACATTAAAGTAAGAGAGCTTGGAACTGGTAGAAGTAGACTAGAAACGCTTGAAGGATTAGGTATTCATTCTGATAAAACAGAGATCGCACCACAGTTGTTAATTGAAGATGGCATACAAAAGGTTAGAGAAATGTTAGATAAATGCTACTTTGATGAGGAAAAGTGTGAACGTGGTATAGATTGTTTGTTAAACTATAGCAAGAAATGGGATGATACAGGAGCAACATGGAGGATGCGACCTGATCATAATTGGGCATCACATGGCAGCGATAGCTTTCGTTACTTAGCATTAGGCTATCAACCATACAATGATTCATGGGATAAACCAATTAGAAGAAATCTACAAGGAGTAGTATGAAAGGCTTACTGGCTAATATGTGGGATAACAAAGAAAGCCTAGTTGGTGGAGTTTTTGATATTGTTACTAATAAAGAAGAAGCTGAACTAGGTGATGATGTAAGATATGGATTGTTAGCTAGAAACTTTATACCTGACATGAAAGAAGGTGTAGAAGAACTAAAAACAATAATAGATAACCCAAGCCTAGCTCTAAGAAGCGCTTTAGAATTAAGTGCAGGTGCTATTGGTAAAATAACACCTGAATTTATCAATGAAGGATTAAAAAAAACAGCTCCTGACAATCTTATTACAAGTGAACGCACTTCAGAAATGGCTTCTGATGCGTATAAAGATATGCAAGAAAATCTTGGTTCATTAGATGCTGTGAAGAAAACTGTACAAAACCACCCATTTGATACGGTTTTAACTGCAACAGGTGTAGGAGCAATCGTAAATCAAATAAAAAAAGCAAGTACACCCACAATCAAAAAGGCACTCGCAGAAGCTGAAACAAATGGCTTAATGGATGAAATTAGAAAAATTGGTTCAACTCCTGTTGGATTGTCAATTAAAGATGTAAGTGATCCAATGATAGTGCAACATAATTTAAATACAGAAGCATTACAAAAACATTTAGGTGCATCAGGTATTCCTATGCCTTCAATTGCCATATCAAAAGTAGATAATCCGATAAAAGGGTTTGGAGAAATATCATTGTTAGGTTCTTCTGATTTAGTTAAACCTAGTGCAAGAACACAAGTATATCCAGTTGATATGTATTCAGGTAGAGCGCCACACGATCAATTAAAATATACAAACTTAGACGAAGCGTTTAAAAATATAGATGCAGATATATTAAGATTTTATGCAAATGTAAAACCAATACCTGATCCTGAAGCTATGAGTCCTCAAAACAGTAAATTTAACAAAGGTGAATTGTTAGAAGGAAAGGTACACGGAATATTAAAACAAAAATCTACAGGTATTCTTGAAAATCAAATGCGTATGGTAGAACAAGCTATTGAATTAGGATTTGATCCGTATAAATATCCTACTTACAGACAAGCTATGTATGAAATAGACAATGAATTAATAGCACAAGGCAAACCAAGAATGACTCAATTATCGTCAGATGATATACCAAGAGAAGGTTTATTAGGAGAAACAAGACGTACTATGACAAATCCTTTAGGAGAATTTACTACAATAGGTAACAGACGCCCTGAAGTAGAGTATTCGGCTGAAAATGCGTTAAAAGTTATGCGTAGAAGAAAAGGATACAAACCAGGTTCAGAAGGTTATGACTCATTAAATCAAACTATTGCTTTAGCTTCAACTCCTTTCAAAAACTTAGATGAAATTAAAAAAAATAGAGGTTTATTAGAAGATTCTAGAGGTATGTCTGATGGTGATGCAAGAGAACTATTTGAAATATCATACGAGAATGTGCAAGAACAATTATCTGCTTTAGGAAATGCAGATGGAAAAAGATTGCCATCTATTATGGATGAACGTAGAGATGCACTTATCAACGATGTGTTGCGTGATGGAAAGTTGTCAGTAGAAGATGTTATTCAAATGCGATATACTCCTGAACAAGCCAAAAAAGCTGAAGAATTAATATTAAGTTTGAAAATTTCTAACGATCCAAAAATACCTATTGATCCTATAAAAGCAGAACTTATAAATCGCCCAGTAGCAACTGAATACTTTGAAGCTAAACCTAACCGAATAGTAGACATAGCTGAATTTAAAGGAGCTATAATTCCAGAAGATACAAAACCTACTATTATTAAATTGTTAAAAGATAAGGGAATAAAAAAGATATTGTCGTATGGAACAGAAGCTGAGCGTGTAGCATTGTACAAAAAATTTCCTGAATTAAATTTTATTGCTTTAGCACTACCCATGAATATGTTGAATGAAGAAGAAGGATTATTACAATGATGGAAGGACTATTAAATCAAGTATTAGGTATTGGTGACACAGGATCAGGAATTCTCGATTTGATGTCAAAAAACAAAGGTGGCAAGAAAGATGAATTTGAGGAATTCGTTAGACTGAAACAAAATCCAAACAAAGGCTTTGTAAACAAAAAAGAATTTGAAACAGATGCATATGGTGAGCCAGTTGTACCTGTAGATGTTGACTCATTAACACAACAGTTTTATAGTATATTAGGTAGTATGGACAATAAAAGGGAACAAGAAAGGGTAATACAACTCTTTCAAATGTCTGACGATGAAGGTAAAATTAGTTTTATGCAACAAATTGTCGACAACCCTGCAATGGCTACAAGCTATGGTATTCAAGATGAAGGTTTAATGTATACTGGAGAAAATACGCCTACAAAAAATTTAAGCAATTTAGGATTTAACTAATGGCATTAAATACATACACAGCACTAAAGACAAGTATTGCAGACTTTTTAAACAGAGATGATCTCACGTCAGTCATACCTGACTTCATTGCATTAGCAGAAGCTCAGATAAACAGAGATGTTAGACATTGGAAGATGGAAGCAAGATCAAGTGGACAACAATCAAGTGGTGACGAGTATATGCAAGTACCTCCTGATTGGATTGAAACTATAAGGTTGCATTTAACAGGCACAGGAACTACAGTTGTTAACTTAGTTTCTAGAGATGCTATGGCTGACAAACGTGCAGCTAATGAAGATGCAACAGGTACACCAAGAATGTACACACACGCTGATGGGCAGTTTCAATTGTATCCAACACCATCAGTAGACACAGACTTTGAGTTACTTTACTATCAGAAGATACCTTCTCTTAGTAGTAACGCAGACAACTGGCTTTTACTAGAAGCGCCTGATGTATACCTCTATGGAGCGTTAATACACTCAGCACCGTACCTAGCAGAAGATCAAAGGGTAGCAGTTTGGGCGCAGATGTATAGCGCAGCAGTTGCTAGATTAAATGAATCCTCTGAATCTGCTCGTTATAGTGGATCAGGGTTAACTATGAAAGTGAGGGGATTAGTATGAGTTTTACAAACTTTTTAGAAACAGAAATATTAGACCACGTATTTGCAGGTGCTGCTTACACAGCTCCAGGTACACATTACCTAGCGTTATTTACAGCAGTAGCTGATGGTGAAGCTGGTTCAGTAACGGAGTTATCAGGCTCTGCATATGCTAGACAATCAGTTGCATTTACTACATCAGGTAATACAACATCGAACAATGCGGCAGTAGAATTTCCTACAGCTACAGGTTCATGGGGTACAGTAACACACGTTGGTGTTTACGATGCTTCTACATCAGGTAACTTAATGGCATATGCTACGTTATCATCGAGCAAAACTATTGATACTGGTGATGTATTTCGTGTTCCATCAGGTGACTTAGATATTACGCTAAACTAATAGAGTAAGTTTCGATGGCTTTTGAATACGGTGAATCGTATTATGGCTTACGAACATTTGGCTCTAGTGTAGGTGATGTAAAAGACGCTTCTGCAACATTAACAGCCACATCAAGTATAGCCAATGTAAATTACGTTGTTGCTATAGGTGCTGACGCAACCATAACTGTTACTTCAAGCGCAACGTGTTCTGCTGAACAGTTTGTACTAGAAGAATCAGATAGATACGTATATGGTTCAGGCTTATATGGTAGAAATGTTTTTGCGGGTGATGCTGATCTACAGACAGTAGTTACTGCAACATCTAGTGTAACAGGAAGTTGTGAGCGTATACGTTTAGGCTCTGCAACATCTACTGTAACGTCAAGTATTGTAGCTTTAGGTGGTTTCTTAGGAAATACTGGTGGCACTATTACAGCCACAAGTGCTAGTACGTGTAGTGGTCAAAGAATAGGTGAGCGTAGTGCTACGTCAACACAAAATTCTGCAACTACTGCTAACGCAACTGCTACCTTTAGTGATCCTGTACAAATTACTGCTACATCTACAGCAACTGCAACTGCTGAAAAATTCTTCTTAGAAAGCTCAGATAAGTTTGCATATGGTAGTGGCTTGTATGGTTATAACAACTACGATGCTGAAGATTTACAAACAATTATATCTGCTACATCAGTTGATACGACTTGTACAGGTGCTAAAGTAAATCTCGCTTCAGCTACATCAAGTGTTACAAGTGGAACAACAGCTAGTGCAGAACGTATAGAGCAACCAACTGCTACAGCAACAGTCACGTCAAGCTCCACGTCTGCAGGTTTAGTTGTGTATGTAGGTGCTGCTACAATGACATCAACAAGCACAACAACACAGACTAGCAATAATACAAGAGTACGAGAAAGCACAGGTATAGTATCATCAACATCAGGTATAGCAACAATAGCTAGAGAAAAGTGGGAGGTAATACCACCTACATCTATAACATGGACACAAATAGCGGCTTAATATTATGGCATTAATACCATTAGACATACCACCGGGGCAATACCGAAACGGTACAGATTTTCAAGCGTCTAACAGATGGCGAGATGCAAGTTTAGTTAGATGGCATGATGGATCAATGCGACCTGTTGGTGGATGGACAAGTAGAAAAGCTAGTGCATTTGCATCAGCACCTAGAGCAATGCTTTCGTTTCTTGATAATTCTAGTGACGAATATCTTGTAGGAGCAACGTACAACAAACTGTATTATGTAAATCCCTCACACACGGTTTACGACATAACACCTTCAGGACTAACATCAGGAAACCTAAACGGATCATTAAATCTTGGTTATGGTGGTGGTTTCTATGGACATGATAACTATGGATCAGCACCAACATCGTCAGGTGTATATGCAGAAGCAACAACTTGGTCGTTAGATACTTGGGGTGAATACTTATTAGCTTGTTCGTCAAAAGATGGCAAGATATACGAATGGCAATTGAACACAGGTGTAGTTGCGGCTCAAGTTAGCAACGCACCAGTAAGCAATAAAGGGATAGTAGTTACTGAAGAAAGGTTTGTATTTGCACTTGGCGCAGGTGGTAACCCTCGTAAAGTGGCATGGTGTGATCAAGAGAACAACACATCATGGACTGCGTCAGCTACAAACCAAGCGGGTGATTTTGAATTACAGACAACTGGTCAAATTATGAGTGGTTTGCGTATGAGAGGTAGAACTTTAATACTTACTGACAATGACGCACACGTAGCAACATACTCAGGCGCACCATTTGTCTATGGCTTTGAAAGAGTAGGCACAGCTTGTGGATTATCATCACGTAAAGGCGCTGTAGCAATCGATGAAGGTGCATTTTGGATGGGTAAACGTGGTTTCTTCACGTTTGATGGCTCAGTTGCTAAAGAAATTAACTGTGAAGTGTCAGATTATGTGTTTGATGACCTAAATCAGTCACAAATAAGCAAGGTTTACGCTGTTCATAACTCTCAACACAGCGAAATATGGTGGTTTTACCCTTCAGGAACGTCAAACGAGAACGATAGATACGTTGCACTTGATTATAAAGAGGGGCATTGGTCAACTGGAGAGTTAGATCGTACAGCAGGTGTAGATTCAGGAGTGTTTACTAACCCAATATGGGCAGATGCTAGTGGTAATTTGTATAATCAAGAAACAGGTTACACGCATGGCTCTACAAAACCATACGCAGAGTCAGGATCAATTAGTATTGGTAACGGTGACAGCATTATGAAAGTAACTCAGCTTATACCTGACGAAAAAACACAAGGACAAGTAGAAGTGACATTTAAGACACGTTTTTATCCGAATGATACTGAGTCCACACATGGTGCATTTACGCTTACTAATCCTACAGATGTGCGCTTTCAGGGTAGACAAGTGCGAATAAAAGTACAAGGTACAGGTAACGACAACTGGAGATCAGGAGTTATGAGAATAGAAGCAAGTGCAGGAGGTAGACGATGAGTACACAGACTCCGCCACCACCTTTAGGATCAGATTGGAAACCGTGGGGTGAAAGATTAAATAGTTTTTTAACAACAACAAGAAACAAGCTACAGTTTTACAACTCTGACAGCAAAGCTACACAAGATGGCATAATTATGTGGGATGAAGCGCAAAACGCTGTTGTAGTAAGTAAGAACGGTGCTTGGGTAAAACTAAAATTTGATCCATGACATTAGAAGAAGAATTAATGAGATGTAGAGATTGGATACAATCAGCTTTGAACAAAGGAGGTAATACTCATGAGTTTAAAGATGTAGTTGATGGGATAATAAAAGGTGATTTTCAACTGTGGTTAGGTGCAAACGGTTGTGCAGTAACTGAAATAGTAGTGTATCCTAATAAGAAAGTCCTTCACGTCTTTCTAGCAGGAGGAGATCAAGGGCAAGGAATAGAACAAATTACTGACATGCATGATGATGCAATGGCATGGGGTAAACAGCAAGGTTGTGATGGTATGACCGTAACAGGTCGCAGAGGTTGGAAAAAGGTTTTAGCTTCTAAAGGTTGGAAAGAACAATTCACAACATTATTAAAGGAGTTTTGACATGAGTAGTGGTGGTGGAAAAGGTGGCAAGGAAACAACAACAGAAGAAACAACGATTCCTGATTGGCTGAAACAACCAGCAATCAGAAACTTGCAACGAGCAGAAGATGTACAACGCATAGAGTATATGCCATATCGTGGTGCTGAGATCGCAGCATTTAACGATGTACAAAATCTTGCAATGAATAATAATTTAGATACAGCAAAAGCGTTTGGTCTATTAGCTCCTGATAGCACAATGACTGCTGAAAGTCAGATGCCTACACCAACAGAGTTTGCAGGTGGTTTTAAAGGTTACTCATCAATGCCATTGTATGATCAAGCATTGGCTGAAACACGTAAGGCACAGCCTGATGCAGTAGCACAATATGAAGCGTTATTTGGCGCACCAGCTATGCAAAAACTTAATCAATCAAGAGCTAATAGTGGTGGTAGACCATCAGGAAATGTAAACTTTAGAACAAGTAGACCTAGTGGAAATGCACCAATAAACACACCTGATTTAGTATTAAGAGATAGAGATGGCAATGTAGTTAATAGTGTAGCACCTGAAATGACTGTAAGCTATAACCCACCTAATTTAGATGCTTTTGGTAATTTACCTTCAGCACCTCTTACTACACCAAATTTTAATTTACAACCACCATCTAGAACACCTACAATGGATGATACAGCAGACATTGAAGCAGGTATGCGTGGAATAGTGACTGGAAAAGGTAGTAATCCATTAGGATATGGTATGGGAAAGTGACGGGGGAATCAGCCCCCCTGACCGAAGCTGAATATAATGAAGGTAGAGCAAAATGGCTAGATATATTGACACCAAAATTTCCAGAAACAACAGATGTTCTCGATGTGGTTACACCAGTAAAAATGGTAGATAAAGGTGAACCAGCATTAGGTCAAACAATTTTTGGTGCCACTATGAGTGATGTGAGAAAAAAAGCTAATCCACAAAGCTCAGACACTTATACAGTAGGAGCAACATATCCTACTAGATTTTCGGACAGATACAAATAGGAGATAATAAAATGGCAGGATCACCATTACCCGGTGGACAAACAGCACCACCAAACATTAATCAACTAGCAGCGCAAGGTATACAAGGCGCTGGTATGGGTAGTGCTATGGGCATGGGTTACACACCACAACAAGTAAGTGTTGTTGGTGATAGTGCAAGAGTAACACCTCAAACACTTGCAAGTACGAATCTTGATCCATACATGAATCCATATACAGATGCAGTAATCAAGCAAAACGAAGCTGACATTTTAAGAGGAGCGCAAATAGGTCTAAATGAATTATCAGCACAAGCGCAAAAAGCTAAGTCTTTTGGTGGATCAAGGCATGGAATACAAGGCGCTGAATTAGGTAGAGGATCACTCGAACAACTTGCAAGATCATCAGCAGGCCTTAGACAATCTAACTATGCAAACGCACAAAACGCAGCCTTGCAAGACATACAAAACAATATGCAAGGTCAGTTAGCTAATCAATCTTCAGGTTTACAAGATATATCTAACAGATTACAAGCATCACTAGCTAATCAGAGCGCAGGTTTACAAGCACAAAATCAAAGATTAGGAGCAGCAAACCAACTAGCTAACATTTCAAATCTTGGCTTTGGTATGGGGCAACAAGTAAATCAAAATCTTGCTCAACAAGGTGCAATGCAACAAGCATTACAGCAAATGATTATGGATAACGCTAGAAACAAATTTGACACATATACAGGCTTCCCAGCAGCAGGGTTGCCATATCTTAACAATGCACTAGGCAATACACCACAAGGTGAAAGCACTACAGTACAAACAAGAACAAAAACACCGGGATTGTTTGATTATCTGTCATTAGGTGCTAGTGGATATACTGGAGGTAACTAATGGCAGGATTATCTAAACTACTAATAGGAGGAATATTAGGAAACGCTTTCTCAGGTGGTGGTTTGCTAGGTAATCAAAGACCTGATGATCAGTCAACACAAATGGCTAATAACAGCAATCAAGGTTTTGGTGGTGTAGTTAGTAATTTTAGCAATCAATTGTTTGATGGCATGAGCAGAGAGCAAGTAGCAAGGCTTGGTCTTGGCTTCAACTCTATGCGTCTTGATCCTGACGAAAGTCTTGCGGCTTCTTTTAGAGAAACAATCAAACAACAAGGCACAGTCCAACAAAGAAACGAAACTGTTAAATATCTACGAAAAATGGGGCATAACAATCAAGCTGATCTAGTTGAAAAAGGCATTATGTCTATTAAAGATGCATCAGCGTTACTCTCAAAAGATGCAACTGCAAAAGGAGATGTTAAGGGATACATATCATGGTTAACTGCTGAAGCTCAAAAAGAGGGTAGAGCGCACTTTGGTGATTACGCTGAAATGCTAACCTTTAACCCAACTGAAGATATGATGAAAGAAGTCACCAAGATGGTTGCAAATGATCTTGGTTATGGCGATGAAAATCTAAAAATTAATTTTTCTACACCAAAAGTAGATCAAACAGATGGAAGGGAGTACGTTGTAAAAACTGATCCTAATAAAGCACCAGCTGATCAAGTATCAATTGTTTATACAGGAAATGTGTTACCTACAGAAGAAGAATTAAGAAAGACAGAAGCACAAGCTAAATTCTTAGAAGCAGACAAATCAAGAGTGCAAGAGGTGGCAAGAGATGCATTCCAACAAGGTCAAGCCTTAGAAGCTGATGTCTATAACTATAAGATAGCGCTTGATCAGTTAGTCTACACAGACGAGAACGGTGTTAGAAAGCTGAGAGAAGAAGATCGAGCGCAAACAGGATGGCTTGTTACAAACTTCTTACCAGCAATGAATGAACAGACAGCTCTTTTACGTAGAGTAGCTAATGTAATGGGTATTAGTGTAATAAACATGGCTACATTTGGTGCATTATCAGAGCGTGAAATGGCGATGGCAATGGCTACAAACTTAGACTTAATGTTGCCTGAACAAGAATTAGTAGATTACATTGATGAAATGATTATTGCTAAACAGAAATTAGCTAGAGTCATGTATGACCGTGTAGATGAAATTCAGTTTGATCCAAACATGACATATACAGACTGGATGAAAAAGACTACTGAAAGAGCTAAAGAACATGATGATCATAGATACCATAATCTTTCTAAAAGTCAGCAACAAGATTTAGAAGAAATAATTGCAGAAGGTAATTATGCTGATGGCTTTACTGGAAGAATGTTATGGAATACATTTAACTTAGATCAAAGAAAAGGATTTATGTAATGAGTGATTTTAAAAACAAAATACAAGCTACATTAAACCAAGCACAACAAAAAGCAGAAAACCCTGATGGTGTCGGATTTAGTGAAGAAGCAATTGAAGAAATTACAGCCTTATCACCAAAAATAGATCAGGTTACACTCAATGAGGTACAAGCTGAAGTTGAAGATCAAAAAATGAGAGCATTAGCACAAGGCTTAACCTTTGGTTTTGCAGATGAGTTAGAAGCGTTTGGTAAAGCATTATTAAATAAAGACGTTACTTATGAACAAGCTAGAGATGAAATTAGAACAAAAGTAAGTCAGTACCAAGAAGCAAAACCGGGTGAATCACTAGCTATAGAGATAGCAGGTGCAGTTGTACCTACTGTTGCTAGTTTATTTGGCGGCCCAGCAGGTTGGGCAAAAGCTATGCAAACTATCACACAATTAGGAACTAAATTAGCTGGTCGTAAAAGTATAGGGGAAGTAGCACATCTATCAGGTAAGCAAGGTGCAGCGTATTCTGTTGGAACAGGTGAAGAAGGAATAGTAGAGGACT